TTCAGGACACGCGGTTGACGAACTCGGCGAAGGCGACCTGCGGGTCGATGATGCCGTCGACCAGCCCGGCCCTGACGGCGTTGACGCCTTCATAGGTCCGGGCCTCGGTGGCGCGCGCCGCAGCGCGATCCATCCGGGCGCCGCGGCGGTCGCCGACCGCGGCAATGAAGCGTTCGTAGGCGGCGTCGACGCTCGCCTGCCATTCGGCGCGCACGCCATCGCCGAGCGGCTGGAACGGGTTGCCGTCGGCCTTGTGCGCCCCCGCCGTGATCAGTGTGACGGCCATGCCTTTCTTCTCGAGCTCGCCGCTGCGATCGACGTGCAGGGCGATGACGCCGATCGAGCCGGCACCGCCGCCTTCGGGCATGACGATCTGGCGCGCCGCCGAGGCCATCAGGTATCCCGCCGAAAAGGCGAAGTCGGTGAGGATCGCCAGCGTCGGCTTGACCGCGCTCAAATCGGCGATCGCCTGCGCCGTCTCGAAGGCGCCCGGCACCTCGCCGCCGAAGGAATCGACCTCGAGGACGACGCCCCTGATGCTGTCGTCGGTGCGCGCCCGCGCGACCTGGGCGCGGATGCCCTCGTAGGAGGTCTCGCCCGAATCCTGGCCGATCCACTTGCCCTTCTGGACCAGCGTGCCCTCGACCGGGATCACGGCGACGGACCCGACCCGCTGCAGCACCGGCCAGCCGTTGGCTTCCATGCGCTCGACCGCGGCCGCCAGCGGCTCGCCGACGATGCCCATCTGCTGCGAGGGCCGGCCGCCCTGGAAGGCGACATGATCGACCGGCGTGATCCCGGGCAGCGTGAGGCCACCCTCGACCACGCGGCCGCCGATGCCGGCCAGGATGGCCGCCAGCTTGGCCTGGTCGACCATCAGCGGCACGCCGAACAGCCGGGCCGCGACGCGGGGCATGAGAATCGACATCAGGCCGCACCCTTTGTTTCGCCCTCGGTTTCGCCCGTGGTTTCGTCTTCCGTGTCGGCATCCCCGGCGCCGGGATCCGGCGTCGCCGCGGCGCCCGGCGGCGGGGCGGCGGGCGCCGGTGACGCGAGCCCGGCGGCGCGGCGCAGCGCCTCCTCCTTGCCGCGCTGCGCGATCTTCTTCTCGATCTCGCCGCCGGTGCGTTCGATGCAGACCTGCTCGCCGGTCTTGAAGCCGTTCTCGACGTCGAGCGCGTCGGCCTCGGCTTCCATCTTCGGGTTGAGGCTGGCTCGGCTGGGGCCGATCCATTCGGAGCCCAGCCAGGCCTCGCGCACGATCGGGTCGGCGAAGTAGCCGGGACGGTGCAGGCGCCCGGAGGCCACCGCCTCGTCCATCATCCAGCCGTAGATCTCCTGGCAGAACGCCCAGGCGAAGCGGCTGCGCTGCTTGCGGAAGAACTGCCACGCCATCTCGAGCGCGGCACGGCTCGCCGAATAGGAGGCGGTGAAGTGCTTGACCAGCAGCTCGAAGGGCAGTTCGAGCGCCACGCCGACCTGGCGCAGGAAAGCCAGCATGAACGGGTCGAAATTGGCGTTGGGCCGCGACGGGTTCAGCATGTTGGCCTTCTCGCCCGGTGCCAGAGAGATCACCGCGCCGTTGCCCAGCTTGACCTCGTTGGCCGCGAGCGTGCTGTCCTTCTCGCCGAGCGGCGGGTTCTCGTCGTCGTCGTTCGGCGTCTCGATGGCCAGCGTCACCATCGCCGAGACCACGGCCGCCGTGACCTCGGCGTCGGAATAGTCCGAGATCTGCTTCAGATGCTCGATGACCGGCGCCAGGTAGGGCACGCCGCGCGTCAGCTCGGGCCGCGTGCGGTCGAACAGATGGATGACCAGCAGGCGGCCGTCTTCATCGCGCGCCGGGATGCGCTCCCAGCTGTTGCCCGCCACGCGCAGCGCACCGGGGTGCTTCCGCGCGATGTGGTAGGCGACCGGCACGCCGTCGCCGTCGACCTCGACGCCGCCCGCGACGGTCTCGCTGTCGGCCGCGTAGTTCGGGTTGCACAGCCGGTCGGCCTCGATCAGCTGGACCTTGGTGCCGTAGACGTCGCCCGGATCCTTGCGCCAGCGCCGCACGGCGATGACGTCGCCCGACTGCTTCTTGGAGCGGAACGCCAGCTCCTGCATCTCGTCGAGGTGCTGCACGCGCGTGAAGTCGGCGCGCTTGGCGAAGAACGCCCATTCGCGTTCCTGCTCCAGCTCGGCGGCATCGGCCTGCGCCGGCGTGAGGCCCAGCACGCGCCCGTCGATGCTGGCCTGGAGCTGCAGCCCGTCGCCGATGACATTGGTCGTCGTCGTCGCGATGGCGCCGGCGGCGATCGGCGCGCCGCGCTCGAGGTCGCGGCTGCGCGCGCGCAGGTCGGGCAGGTCGAGCAGCGTGTCGGCATCGGCCGAGCCGCCCTTCGGCCGCCAGTTGCGCATCTGCCGGCGGTCCTTGCGGCCGCCGCGGTAGCCGCCGGAATTGTTCGACGGCGTCGATTCCGACACGTCCAGGCGGGACGGCCCGCGAGGGGACATGCGCCCGAGGCCGACCTTGTCGAGCGACGGCGGCAGGTCGAGGCCGACCAGGTCGTCGAGCTGGGGGCGCGGCATCATTCCGGCACCACGTAGCGCACGCGGCGGCGACCGCCGACGGCGGCGGACGTCAAGGCATCGACCTTCGCCTGCCAGAAGACGATCATGCGATCGATGTGCTCGGCATTGACGCGCGTCAGCGACCGGCGGCCGTTGCCGGTGTCGATCTCGTAGGCCTGCCCCTGCGCCACGGCGAGCGACGCCGCCATCCAGGCGTCGAGCTGGGCCTGGGCCTGCGCGAGGGTGATTCCCGCCATGTCAGATGCCCCTGCTCAGCACGCGGCGGCCGCGTGCCCTCGGTTGCGGTTGCGGTTGAGGCGTCACGCCCTGCGAAGGCGCGCCGCCGAGAAGGTCCTCGAGATCGCCCTGCTCCGGATGCGGCGGCGTCTCGCGCTCGCGCTCCAGCCGGTGCCACGTCTCGTCGGGCAGCGAGAACACGCCGAACCGCCGCGCGGCGGTCTCGGCCTGGTTCATCGTGTCCAGCGCCTCGTTGGGCTGGCCGGGATCCTTGACCCAGCGCCACAAGGTGAAGCCGTGCTTCTTGTGCGGCTGGCGGCGCTCGGACGTCAGCTCCTGGTAGTAGTCGTCGTCGAACCCGCTCGGCAGGCTGACGAAGCCCTTGGCCAGCGGATCGTCCTTCGCGAGGTCGCGGTAGAGCGCCATCTTGAGGACGCTGGCCGCGAAGTTGAAGAAGCGGCCGGCCCATTTCAGCAGGCGCCCGGTGCGCTCGTTCCGCTCGCGCTTCACGCGGGCGATGCGCGGCGCATGGTCCTCGCCGCGGCCTCGCACCATGATGAGCCGGTGCTTGGGATGGCGGCGCGCCCAGTCCCAGACCTCCTCGGTCCAGGCGTTGCCGTCGATCGCCGTGACGTCGAGCGGCACGCGCACGCCGGCCTTGTTGGGCCATGTCTGCTTCAGGAGGTCGTTCAGCCGCTCGCGGCAGCGATCCTCGCTGATGTGGCCCGGGATGGTGAGGTAGTCGACGACGGCGCGGCGGAACTCGCGGCCCCAGGCGACGACCTGCACCTTCACGAAATCGACCTGACAGTCGATGCCGGCGGTCAGGATCGGATGGCCGGCGGGAATCGTGCCGCGCACGTAGTGGCTCTGGGCGGCGCGGTCGCGCAGCTTCTCCCAGGGCGGCGCCTCGCCGCGCGTCTCCCAGGCCTTGCCGACGACGTCGTTGAAGAAGACCTGCTCGGCGGCGGAGTCGCCCTTGGCCTTCAGCCAGGCCCGCGCGATGCGGCCCCAGCTGTAGAGCGGGCTGTAGGCGGCCCAGATCCAGAAGCTGCGGTGATAGGCGCCGGCCTTGGGATTGTGCGCCACCCAGTCCAGGCCGTCCAGCATCTGCGAGCGGTGGTGCTCCTCGAGGACGGCGCCGCACGAGATGCAGGTGAAGTGCGCGGCGTCGGGGTTCTCGGCGTCGAGGCCCGCCAGCATGTTCTCCCACTCGAGCACCTGGCGGTGCGCGCAGTGGGGACAGGGGACGTAGGGATGCTCCTGGCTGCCGTCGTTGAAGTTCTTGCTGATGCGGCAGCCTGGCATGACCAGCGGCGTGCCGGCCTTCAGGATCTTGGCGAACTCGACCGAGCCGGAGCGGCTGTCGGCCTGCGTTTCGGGGTCGCCGGCGGGGTTCATCTCGCACTTGGAGAGATCGTCCTGCGCCTGGCGCGGCATGGTGACCTGGCTGAGCGACGCCGGCGAGTTGGCGCCGCTCACCAGGATGGAGCCCAGCCCGTCGCGGTGCTCCTTCATGAAGACCGAGTCGGCGCCGTCGCGGCTCTTCTCGGGGAAGATCGCATCGAGCGCCGGCGTGCCGCGCAGCAGCAGGCGCAGCTTCAGCTTCGACCAGCGCCGCGCATTCTCCTCGGTCGGGTGGACGACCAGGAAGTCGCAGGGGTCCATGAACATCGTCCCGCCGAGGAAGATGTTCATCATCACGGTCTTGCCGATCTGCGCGCTGCACTTCAGCGTGACGTAGCGGCAGGGATCGTCGGGCGAGAGCGCCCGCAGCACCTCGTCGAAGTAAGGGAACGTGCGGCGGTTGTAGGGGCCCGGGAACTGCGATTCGCGCGGGCTGAAGACGATGTGCTCCTCGGCGAACTTCAGGTAGTCGATCGGCGGCGGCGGCTCGAGCGCGCGGGCGGCCGCAAGGGCAACGATGCGCTCAGCATTCGCTATCTGTATCGACGTCAAAGCCCACCTTCTCCGGCAGGGGCTCGGCGCGCTCCCGTGCCTCGATCGCGGCGTCGGTGCGCACCTGGCGCCACTTGGCCTTCAGCTCGTGCAGGACATCGCGCTGGGGCAGCTTGAACTTGGCGGCGATCGCGGCGGCGAACTCGGGCAAGGCGCCCTCGACGCGCGCGACCATGCGGGACACTTCCTTGACCGTTGCCGAGCGGGCGTCGGCCGTGGCGCAGAGCTCGCCGTTGGCGGATGCCTGCTCCGTGGCATCGCGCACGTTCTCGCGGCGCGCCTTGAGCAGCCTCTCCTCGAGGAGCTGGCGCTCCAGCGTGTTGGCGACCGGGGCGGCCTCGCCGGTGATGGCCAGGTTGGTCTTTAGGCCGTTGCCACTGTGGCGCTGATCGACGTCGAGCGTCTCGCCGAGCTGCGCCCGGGCGAGGTCGACATCGATCTTGGCGAAGCGGCCCGCGCCGACGATCGCGTCGCCGGTGACCTTGCCTTCGGAAAGCCACTGCGACACACGCCCAGGCGAGACGTTGAGCAGCTCGGCGAACCGGCCCTTGCTGACGATCTCACCCATTTTAGGCTGCTCTTTAGGCTCCGAGTTTAGGCTCTAAAAATCCGCTGACACTGCCCAACCCCCGCGGTTCGAATTGCTCGTTTGAGGGGAGGCGTTGGAGGGACCCGTGCGGGTGCGTGAAATGCAAATTGAATTTTGCATTTCACGTCATGGACGGTTGTCGCCGCGCATCAGGCGATTGAGGGCTTCGGTCATGAAGCGGCCCGCGACGCGCCGGTAGGCGCGGGCACCGACGCCGTAGAAGTCGAAGCGCTTCTGGTAGGCCGCTTTCGTGACGAACAGGAACACCACGCCGAGCAAGCCGTTCGGCAGGTGCCAGTAGATGCCCGGCTTCAGGTGGCCGGTCTTCCAGTGGCCGCGCTGGGCGGCGAAGAAGTAGTTGGTCCTGCGCGTGCCCGTCCGCTTGCCGCGACGGTTGGCACGGTAGCCCTGCTCGCCGAAGGCCTGGAGGTCCGACAGCATGCGCACGATGAACGGACCGGGCACGTTGCCATGCGCGTCGAGCGGCGCCATGGCGCCCGGCACGGCGAAGCTGTTCGCCGGCATCAGCCCGCGGGCGATCAGCGCCTTCTCGAAGCGCTTGTGCTTGCGAGGGCCGCCCTCGATCTCGGCGGCGAGGAAGTCGGCGGCGGGTGTGCCCTTGCCGGCGAACTCAGCCAGCCAGATCTCAACGACCGGCCGGCCCATGGTCGGCCGCTTGAAGCGCAGCCCGCTCAGGGTCCAGTCGGTCGGGCGGTCGAAGACCTGCCGCATCTCCGAGCGCAGCGCGCCATGGACGTAGCGCCCCGCCCGCTCGGCGGCCTCCAGCTCGGCCTTCGGCAGGTGCTTCTTCTGCAGATCGGTGAGCTGCTGGCGCACCAGCGCGCCGTTCGACCGGATGTCGAACTGCAGCCCGAAGCGGTCGGCCATGTCGTCGACGATGCCTGCTGACGGTG